TAGTCGGTGCCTGTGATCACAACTGATTGCCCGATGGCGTAGTTGTGACGGCGGATGGTAACAAAGGTGGCCTGATTGTTGTCCAATGCTGCACTAACGATACCGACAGCATGGGTCTCTAGGAAAGGTTCCAGCACACTTTCAGCGGTCTGGATGACATCATCGAGCATCGTGTCAGGGTACAGGTCGCCTACACCTAGAGCAGTTTTCAGCTCGGTGATGGTTACGTATGCCATGGTGACTCCTCGATGATGGTGTTAAAGGGGGCTGGCAGGACCAACCAGCCCCCCTCAACGGTGTGTGCTTAAGCAGACTTTGTGAAGCGACGAACGCCTGCAGCCTTCTTAACAGCGATACCCATGTAGCCGTAAAGACCAATCTGGACTTCGCCTGTGCCAATGACGTTGACCTGCAAGCGAGTTGCTGGTGATTCGTAAACGGTGACGGCTTCTGGAACAACCAAGAATGCAGACTCGGTGATAACACCTGATGTGGTGATGTTCGGGTCTACGTACAGGTTGGTGCCAAGTACGTTACCAGTGATGGACGATACAGAGGCGTTACCTGATGCATTCGATGGAGCAGCAGCAGTGTAGAGGCTACGGCCAGTGCTGTCAGCGTAGCCAAGGATTGCAGCCCACTGATCTGTGCTTGCAACAAGGTTACGAGCGTACTCGCTGGTGCCCTTGAATGCAGCAGCACCCTCGGTGGCGATGAATGACTGTAGACCTGCAGCAGATGCAGCAACAGCAGTACCAGCGGTACCACCTGATGTGAATGCAGCGATTACTGCAGCATCAGTTGCCTTTGCATAGGCTCGTCCCATCTCAGAAATGAGCAAATCATAAAAGGCCGGATTTGACCTATCTAGGAGCTCAAAACTCACGGTATTCTGTGAAGCGTACTTCTTGATGTCTACCGTCTGGTAGGTGCTGGTCATGCCAGTGTTGCTGAACGTGCCAGCCTCAGTTGCAACTGCAGCGGTTGGTGCAGTACCCAATACAGGAATCGTAAACGAAAGGCCTGAACTAGGAAGTGTTCCCTTAGAACAAGCATCCAGTGCCGGACGGCCACCAAAAGTTGAACTAATGAAAGAATTTGCATGTTCGGGCAAAGTGAAACCCGTGTTTGTTGAAGTGCTGTCATTAGCAGCTGCAACATACTGTGCACTTTCAGAGTTACCCTGTGCAGCAAGGATGCTGTGCTCAAGGTAAGAACCAGCGTTCACGATTGGTGATCGTGGTGCTGTGGTGAATACAGGAGCAGCAGCGGTAACCGTTCGAGATGCCTCGACAGGTGCTGCCACTTCCTCTACAACGTCAGCCTCTACGGCTTCGGTGTTTTCGGACATGTCAATCTCCTCGATTGATTTGGTTTCAGTATCAGCGGACGCTGCTACCTGTGAGACCTTGGCAGACTCAAAAGCTGGGTCGGTTACCAAGGAAACTTCAATAAGGTTGGCTGACAAGACATGTAAGCCATCCTTCTTCTGGATGCTGTCAGTGATGCTTGCACCGACTGAAAGGCCGTCACGGAGCCCCTGTGAGGCTTCAACTAGGCTGTCTGTGCCTGCAGAGGTCTGTGCCACCTTGAATGTGGCGTTGATGCCTGCATCCGTGGTTTGGAATGATTCCATTCGACCAATGGGACGGGTGCCATCATGCTGGAGTAGCAACTTCACGGTGGCTGGGTCAACAGTTAGTGATCCTGCTTCAAAGATGACCGGACCAATCGATGTGGCACCAATCTCACCAAAGGGCACAATCTGCCCAGTGATGGTCCGACCCTCTTGGGATGCTGCAGTGATTTGGCTAGCAAACCTAACTACTAGTTCAGGCTGACTCATTGGAACCTCCAGACGGTGCAATGGCTGTTGATGGTGCATAGTCCACCATGTCTCGGGCTTCATCAACAGTGATGATGCCTGCTTGGGTAAGTTTGATGGCGATGTCTGCTTGGTCTGCTGGGTTACCTCGTAGGAAGTCGTCGAGGTCAAACTTGACGTACTGGCCTCGAGGTGTGACATCATCCATGCTGAGACGATCTTCAATGCAGGTGATAATTGGGCGTAGACCAAAGTCAACTAAGGAACGGCGTTCAGCAGATACGTTGCTGTAGGTGCTGGATGCTGATTCGGCGTTCAGATACCATGCCGGGATGCCCATGAGGCGAGCCACTTCACTAGCTGCATGAGAACGGGCCTCCACAAGTTGCATCTGAGCCGAGTCAAACCCGAGTGTCTGCAGTTTGATTGGACCCTCGGTGTAGGCGGTTGAACGGTCACGGCGAGCCTGCTTAAAGGATGCTAGAAGTTTTGCTACAGAATCGCCATCAAGATTCATGCCCTCATTGTTGAGAACCATCTGTGGGACGGGCTCGGATGCCATACGGTAGGCGGCGGCTTCAAGCTCGATGGCGGTCTGAATGGTTCGGCCTGCACGGGATAACACACCCTCGTCCCAGCCTTGGAACACAATCAGGGAACCCAAACCGTCGTTAGGTAGTTTGTTGCCATCAATGTTGTATGAGTCGATGATGGAACGGTCTGTGGCTAGATTGTATGAAACTCGGGTTGGGTTGATTCGGCGTAACTTGTATGGACGGCCATCAGCAGGCGAAACATCCATAACTTGTAGGTAACCAACACCATAGAACAGTAGATCCTCAGCAAGCCACGTGATTGTGACTGCCCGGGGTACTGCTGGGTCAGGCTGGTCGATAACTTTACGGCGTGAAATCTCTTGGTCTTGGCTGTTGAACTCACACAAAGGAATGGTGCCGATGGTGCCTGCTAGCACGTTACGTGCACGGGCCACAGCTGGAACACTCATGGCAGATTCACGGGTTACATAAACCGAACCCAAGTTATCGAACGGCATCCCATACGAGCCGTAAGATGGTGGAGTGTAGGGCAAAACGGCTGCTGTAACAGTTGGCACATACTCAGGTGATGGCTCACCAGTATTTAGCCTCATAGCGTTGAGAATCCCCACAGGAACACCCTAGCAGATGGGTCGAACATTTGTTCGACTATTTGACCTTTAGTGAGGTCTTATCCACACTGATTGATTTGCAGCAATCGGCGTACGATTCACAGTCTTGGGTCGGGCATCCGGTACGGCAGGCCATTATGCTTCCTCGACTGGGAATGTCTGGTTGGATCCTATTTGGTTGCCGTTTTCGTCACGAATAATGACAAGGATGGAACCATCCTCGAGGGTGATTGGTGCATCTAAAATCATGTGAGCCTCGTAAATACAGCACTAGCGTTACCAGTAAATGCTGTCACTGCAGCAGTTGGTAAATCTGTTTGACTACCGAGATTTAGAACACGGTAGGGTGTTAGTACTGGAAATTGGTCAGTAAGTGCAACAAACGAAGGTTGACCAAATGTGCCACCAGTGTTGTAGCAAAGCATCCCAAATGCATAAGTTGTGCCAGCAATCAAATTATAAGTCGATGGATATCCACCAGTAGTGTTTAATGCTCTTGTGTAAATTGTTGATGCTGTGTTGCCCAAAGTTGCATCTGATGCAGTACGAGCAACTAAAGTCATTGTCGTGTTATTTGTACCACTGGTAGTAAATAAACCCATACGGCGAACAGTTGTGCCACCAGTGTCAGTTCCAGCAGTATTTGAATACACGCTAAAATTAGTCATAGTAAAGTTTTCCGTTGGGGTAAATAAACTAAAATATAAAACACCATTAGACATAGTTCGAATACCAGATAACAAAGACCTAGAAACAATATCCAAAGTTGAAGCCAAAGCAGAATCATCAATTTTCTTTCTTGTAACCGTGTAGGCAGTTCCAGTGACTTGGGTAGTTTCAATGGTTGGAATGTCACTAGCACTTAACGTAGTACCAGACGATACACGGCCAAACTGGTCAGTAGTTACCTTGGTGTAAGTGCCAGCCGTGCCAGCGGTAGCCAAACCCAACTGGGCAGAAGTAGAAGTGCCAGTGTTGGTAAGTTCACCAGCATCAACACCTACAACACCCGATGCACCCTGTGGGCCAGTATCACCCGTAGCACCTCGAGGGATAGTGAAATCAAAGACGGCAGCAGATGAGCTGCCAGAGTTAGTTACGGTTGCATTAGATCCTGCAGCACCAGTAGTTGTTGTGCCTGCAGCGATTGTTGCAGCTGCACCATCGGTTCCGTTGGTCCCATTAGTGCCGTTAGTGCCGTTAGTGCCGTTAGTGCCGTTAGTGCCGTTAGTACCTGCAGCACCCGGTGCACCAGCAACACCAAACGTCCAAGACGTGTAAGTGCCAGAACCATTAAGCAAGGTCACATTCACAGTCATAGAGGTAGCACTAGAAGCAGTAACAGTGCCCTCAACCCAAATAGTTGAAGTGTTACTGATACGGACACGCTGACCGACAACAAAGGCGTGATAACCCAAAACAGTTGTTAAGGCAAAGACTTTGGATCCTGTAGCCATTGTGAATGATGTGGTTGATGTTACATCTGCATAGCCTGAACCCTGTGAACCTTGAGCACCAGTTGAACCACGTGAACCAGTGATTGTGACAGTTCCAGCACCCAATGCACCAGTGGAACCAGAAGTTTCTTGCATGTTCACAATCATTGTCGTGCCAGAGTATGAAGTTATGGGTCCAGCCATCCACCTCAAAGGGTTGGAAGCATCAGACACACGAACATACTGCCCAGCACTTAAAGACAACCCTGAAGCGACAGTGAAAGTCTTGGACCCTGTACCAATCGTGGCACCTGAAGCAACAGTTGACGTGAGAACTGGGACAGGTCCTTGACCACCCTGTGGGCCAGCAACCTCAACCTCAATACTTACACTCTGGGTCGTGGTGGCAATGGTTACTTCATCACCGTTATCAACAACAACAGTGGTGGGTTCAACAGTCGTGATGATTGTGGCCACTAGATAGTTACCTGTCCATCAAAAATCAAGTTACCCTCAAGCACACGATACGTGACAGATCCATTAGTAACTTCAAGGTCAAATAAGTATTGACCCGGGGTAACGGCACCAGTTAGTGCCGAGCTCATCACCAAAGCAATGGTCCCTGCACTTCCCCCTAACGTAATGCCGCTACCCGAGGTCAGGGTAAGAACACTATCAGAGTTTAGGAACTCTTTCACCTGCAACTTGGCTGTGTAACCAGTCCAGTTAACTGCAGTGCCATCAATAGTCCACGTGAAAGTTTTATCCCACGTTGCACCACAGTAGATGGTGGTAGTTGGTAATTTGCCCGGAACAATCATGACAACATCATACAGCAACCGTTACCACAGTTTTGGGCATCTCAGCATTACCCACAGCCATAACCATCGCCACAGCTGCAGGGATCGAACCAGAAGTCTTACGAGCAATACGCCAGCCACCATCCGATGCAGGCCGTCTCGAGCATGCAGCCAACTGGGCTTTCAACTCAGGCTGACCGACATGATGCAAACGCTTCGACTGGATAGCAGTCATCGTAATGTCACAAAGGGTCGGAAACACTGCACCACTCCAAGGGGTCGGGTCAGTATGAACCCCAGCCCGCTTCAAATGGGCGGCAACATGCTCACCAGCTCGAGGATCATAAGCCACACTACGGGTCTTGTAACGCCTCACAACAGATGCAATCTCTGAGGCTAGTTCTAGTTCATTCAACGGCTCGTCACGTTCCCACGAGTGGCTGTAGACGTTTAGACCAGTCTCTGTGACCTGTGCCGATACCAAGAAGCAAGATGTCCGGTTAAAGTCAAGGTCAAACGCCATGTAGGTAGGTAGGTCTGGACTCATCACAAGTGTTCGGTCTAGGCCAGCGTCCCAATGTGCCAGGTTGAATGGGCAGTCTGTGGCATCAACCCACTGGCACAACATCTCGGTTCTTACGATGTCTGGATGGTCACGTGCAACCGAATCCTCAAGCGACTCAATCTGAACCGTGTGACCAAGTGCAGGATTTGCAGCCTGCCAAGCAGTAACGTCAGTAATTTTGCAATGGGGTTCAGCCGACCACTCCCACCAGCCCAATCGAGGTGAGTTGTCACCAAGTGCTCTGGATCGTAAATCATTAAGCACAGTGCTGTCTGCTGTCCCAGCGTTCGAGGTGACCCAAGTTTGAGCATTCGGGCGTGCACGGGTGGTCGGTGCAGCTGCAGCCCAAACGGCCTCCCCAATCTCACGGAGCTCATCAATGTATAGAAAATCAGCACTGGCACCACGAGCACCGTCAGCGGTAGCAGCAAGAATGTGATAACGGCGAACCCGTTGACATCCCGGGGGGCACTGCTCAGGAAAGTGCTCACACCATACCTCGACACCTTCGTTTCCATTAGTCCTACTTATCCTTTTCACTCGGCGTTTCATCCACGGCGTGGACTCGATAATGTCAACAACTTTCCACAAAGCATCCAAAGACAACCTACGGTTCTGAGCCATTGCATAAGCCTGACCCTCACCAAAGATGAACAGGCCTGCCAGAATCCTCATACGTACAAGATGAGACTTTCCGGACTGGCGGGCTACGAGCACCCCACAAGTGGTCCGAACCCACTTGCCGTCTTTATCAACTACTAGTGCTTGGTCCAGAACGTGCTTTTGCCACTCCATCAGTGGGATTCCCACGCT